GGCAAACTCTTTATCTGTTTCATCTTCTTCCCCTCCGTTGCTGTAGCCCTGTGCGCAGTCTTCTAGCGTGCACTCGTTCCACTCCCAGCGTACAGCTACTTCATCGAATTCTATATCTTCGCCTATGGCTTCGCTCAGCTCCTCGAAGTATTCGTACAGCGCATGGCAAGCTTGGTAGCTCCATCTTGCGTACTCGTCACGCATTAGTGCGTCTGTAAATTCTGAGCGTGTAAGTTCTGTTTTGATAGCCATTGTTTAGTCCTCCTATTGGTTCTTGATTGCTGATTGGACAGCGTGAAATGGTGTCATATAGCTATAATGGAAGCCGTGTTGTTTTGGGTATTTCTTGCCGTCAATATAGACCTTGAAGCCTAATCTTGTCCCTTTATAAGAAACTTCTTGAATTTGGATAGTTGGCCTAAAAGGAAAGTAATATCCTGCTAGCTCCATGATTTCATCGTGCCAGTTAAAATTAGAAATAGATGTTTTGCTATGTTGATGTGTCATTGTTTAGCCCTCCTAGCTGTTGCGGCAAGTGTTGCCTGTACTTCACAGTAGGCAAGGATTGCCGCTAGTGTCAAGCATAAAAAGCAAAAAAAAAGAAAAAAGTTTACACACTGGCAACATGACACTATATAATATAGGCACGGCAGACATTGGAAAAGCTACAGATTTTAGGAGGTGTATTTATTTTGCAGGGACAGTGAGGATACATCTCACGCGCAGCATAGCTAGATTGTACTGCTGCCGTGATAATCTGGCAACAGTGTTGCAGCGATGCAACAGTGTGGCGAGCAAGTAACAGTGTGGCAAGCAAGTAACAGTGTGGCAATTCTGCAAAATTTGGGGTGGGGGGTCAAAAAAATAGCAATACCCCCGACACAGCGCGGCCTGTCATATATATGTTAAATACTACTTTTCGAGACACAGACATGACTAAACTTACAAAGCAAAAAACAGACATAATCATATCCAGCTTGGCTGACGGTCACACCATAGTCGATGTATGCGAGGGCGTTGGCATTAGCCGTACTGCCTTTTACAAGCGTATGAAAGCTGATGCTGAGTTTGCTGCTGCTGTACGCGAGGCGCAGACGTACAGCGCTGAGAAGGCTTTGGAGGAGCTTGACAAGGTATTCGATGATGCACTGCATAGGCGCAAGGACTATGACACATCTGTTCTAAGAGACTATGCACATCATGTGCGTTGGAAGGCTGGCAAGGTTATGCCTGACCGCTTTGGCGACCAGAAGAACAGGGCTGGTGTAGAGATAGGCGATGGTACTGTGAAGATACTGTGGGAGACCGACTGATGCGGAACAGGGAGGTAGCTGACAGGGAGTTTTACAGAACGCCCACCGAAGCTGTTTTGCTTGCTAATGAGCTAATGGAAGATGTTCTATGGTGGGAGTGTTGTGCAGGGGATGGGGCTATTAGTAGTGTTTTGTCTAAAGTCACCTATGCTTCTGACATACATCCATTAGCAAAGGGCATAGACAAATTAGATATACTAACTTGTTCTAGGCCAAATAATGTTGACGCAGTAATAACTAATCCGCCGTTCTCATTAGCCGAAAAAATACTAGATAGGTGCTTATTTGAATGGTCTATGCCTGTTTTGTTGCTGGCAAGGATTGAACCGTTCTGTACGATTAAAAGGAAAAGGTACTCGGATTTGATGTCAGACATGCACATAGTTACGAATCTTATTCGTTTTGAAACTGAGGATGGTAGGATTGTTAATGGTAATGGCACTATGCGTTGCGCTTGGATGCTGTTTAAGCCTAACCATAGCGGCATTTGTAGAACTGAGTGGGTGGGCTGGTAATGGAAGTAAAGATACCGTACAAGCCTAGACCTATTCAGGCTGACATGCACAAGGACTTGAAGCGTTGGAACGTGCTTGTGATGCACAGACGCTTTGGCAAGACTGTGTGGGCGGTCAACCACATGATTAAGCGTGTGCTGACCAACCCTTTACCAAGACCAAGAGTAGCGCTAGTAGCTCCTACTTTTACGCAAGCGAAGCGTATTGCTTGGGATTATGTTAAATTTTACGCTGGTGTTATTCCTGGCGTTAGGTTTAACGAGACTGAACTACGAGCTGACTTTCCTAACGGTGGCAGAATTACTTTGTTGTCTTCTGAGAACCCTGATGCGTTGCGTGGTATATACTTAGATGATTGTTTCTTCGATGAGTATGGTATGCAGAATCCGAGGGTATGGGGGGAGGTTGTAAGACCAGCCCTATCCGACAGGCAGGGGTCGGCTACCTTTTTAGGTACACCAGCAGGGCATAATCATTTTTGGGATATGCTGGAGGCTGCTAAAGGACAACTAGCCGAGGGCAGTGAAGATTGGTATTATAGGATATGTAAGGCTAGTGAGACTAACATAGTTAAGCAGGAGGAGCTTGATGCTGCTCGTGCGTCTATGACTCCAGAGCAGTATGAGCAGGAATTTGAATGTTCCTTCACTGCTGCTATTATTGGAGCGTATTATGGTAAGCTGTTATCTGAAGCAGATGATAGTGGAAGAATTACACGAGTGCCGTATGACCCAGCTTATCCTGTGCATACTGCATGGGACTTGGGTGTAAATGACGCAACTGCTATTTGGTTTGCGCAGACGTTTAGAGGCGGCAGTGTCAATATCATTGATTATTACGAAAGCAGTGGCGTTGGACTCGACCACTACGCAGAGGTGTTACGACAAAAAGATTACACTTATGGAGACCACCTTGCACCGCACGATATTGAAGTGCGTGAGCTTGGCAGTGGCAAGTCTAGGCTTGAGACTGCGTACACTTTGGGATTACGCTTTAGAGTTGTTCCGAAGATGAAAGTTGCTGATGGCATCAACGCTGCAAGGATGTTGTTGCCTAAGTGTTATTTTGATAGAGACAAAACAGAGGCGGGGCTGGAATGCTTGCGCCAGTACAGGCAGGAATGGGATGATAAAAGGAAAATGTTTAGAGACCATCCGAGGCATGATTTTACGTCACATGCGGCAGATGCGTTTCGCTACCTCGCTGTGGGTCTACAGAATAGAGAGACTATGGTTAAACCTCCGCAACAAGTTGCGATGAACGATTATAATCCGTTTACATTATGAAGTATGATAAAGCCAAAGCATATTTTGCCGCTGCCTACCTTATAGAAAAAAGTCCTGTGCATTGCGGAATGACAGAGCAGGACTTGGCTAGGTGCATTACACCTCCCATAGATGAGGGTACGTTTATAGTTGGGTATGATGACAAGCAAAGACCATACTTGTTTGCTACTTATGCCTTCCCAGAACCAGAGCATGTAAAGGAATATTATGAAACAAATACATTTCCAGAAGAAGGTTTTTATGCGCATGGGCCTGTACCGTTTGTTGTAGATTTTATCTGCATGACTGGTATGCGTGACATAATGTCAAGTTTTAGGTATATTAAGAGCATGTTTAAAGAGATGGGCTACTGTGAAGCTCGTTGGTTACGAACCGCCAGTGACAAAAGGGGCTGGCACACTTGGTAAGGAGAAAGATATGGGTGGCAGTCCTGTAAGAGCTGTAAAGAAAGCTGTAAAGAAAGTAACGAAGCCTGTTAAAAAAGTTGTTAAGGCAGTAGACAAGGCTATTGTTGAGCCTGTTGAGTCAGTTACAAAGAAGGTAGCTCAAGAAACATTTGACGTAGTTACTGGCATGGAAAAGGAAGAGCGTAGAGCTTTTCTTGGTGAAACCCCTGTTATGCCAGAGGTAACGCCTGAAGTCACACCTGAAGTTACGCCTGAAGTTGTGCCTGATGATTCTATTATGGGTCGCGGTACACGCAGAACAAAAGGCAAGCGTGCTGGTCAAGCTGGCACAATCATTGAAGGTTACGGTTCTCTTTACAGAGGCGGTAGCGAAAAAGCAGTAGGAAACTAATATGTCTTTCTTAAAACCAAAAGTATATACCCCACCAGCTCCACCTCCTCCGCCACCACCAGCACAGGCTGGCGAAGCAGATACAATGCGAGCAGCCGCACTAGCTGAAGAGGCGCAAAAAGGTGCAAGAAAGCGCAAGGGTGCTGGTTCTACTATTGTTGCTGGCGCACTTGGCGACACGCAGGGTAAAACAGGCGGCACACCAACACTGTTAGGATAATCATGAATAACTTTATAAAAGAGCTGGTTGCGCGATTTGATTATATCAAAGGCCGCAGAGATAATTGGGATACACACTACCAAGACTTAGCGGATTACATGCTGCCTAGAAAGGCAGACATTGTGCGTAAACGTAGCCGTGGCGAAAAGCGCATGGAGTTGATTTATGATGGTACTGCGCTACAAGCCGTAGACCTTTTGTCAGCTTCTTTACATGGTATGCTTACAAGTGGTGCAACACCGTGGTTTCACCTCGACATGAAGGATGCCAATATTGGCAGAGATGATGGCGTACAGGAATGGCTGGAAGACAGCAGCCAGAGAATGATACGAGCGTTTAACCAGTCTAACTTTGAGACTGAGGTTCACGAAATGTATGTGGACTTGGTTGTGTTCGGTACTGGCTGTATGTTTATTGAGATGGATAATGGTACGCTGCGGTTTAGCACGCGCCACATCTCTGAGTTTTATGTGCAGGAAAACCAGTTTGGTATCGTAGACACTGTATTTAGAAAGTACAAATCCCCTGCAAGACAAGTAGTGCAGCGCTTTGGTTTAGATAACGTAACCGAATATATTTTGAAGCAGTTTGAGAAAAAGCCTGACGAAGAAGTAGATATTCTTCACGTTGTCCTACCAAGAATAAACCGTGACCCTAACAAGCGCGACAACAAGAACATGCCATTCGCATCGTTCTATATTGACATGGAGACTAAGGAACTCTTGTCAGAAAGTGGCTTTGAAGACATGCCATATGTTGTACCGCGCTTCCTGAAGTCCACTGGTGAGACAATGGGCAGAAGCCCAGCTATGGTTGCGTTGCCAGATGTTAAGATGTTGAACTTAATGTCTAAGACAATCATTCAGGCTGCACAAAAGCAAATCGACCCACCATTGTTAGTACCTGACGATGGTTTTATTTTGCCAGTAAGAACACAGCCTGGTGGTCTAAACTTCTATAGAGCTGGTACTCGTGATGCTATTACACCTTTGCAAGCTGGTGCTAACATTCCGATTGGCTTGAGCATGGAAGACCAGCGTAGGATGGCTATCCGTTCTGC